GCCGTGATAATGTTCTGAAGCACCGGCGTGATGTTCGCCACCACCGCCTGGAAGGCGTCCACCATGTTCCCGGTCAATGAGGTCATGTCCGCGTTGGCGTTGCCCAGGCCGGCGGTCCAGCTGCTCAGAGCTGCCTTCATCATGCCGATGGAGCCGGTGATGGTCTGCGTGCTTTCCCTGGCAAAGTTGCCCGCGTACTGCTGCGTGTTCTCGAAGAACATCTGCATGGCCACCTCGGCCTTCTGGGCCTGCGTGGCGCTTTTCCAGGTGAAGTCCAGGCCCTTGCTCAGCGCGTAGGCCTCAATGGTGGTGGCGTTCATGGCCACGCCCAGGTTGTCCATCATGGTGAAGTTGCCCTTGGCGGCGCCTGCCACGCTGTCCAGCGCCACCTGGGTGTCGATGCCCATCACGCTGGCCATATCAGCCGCCCGCTGCATCGCCTGGGTGGTCAGCTCCAGGCTTTTCTGCTGGGAAAGGCCGCTGCCCTGGAACAGCGCGCCCATCTTGTTGGCGGTGGCCAGGTAATCGCTTTGGCTGGTGCCCATGTTCTTGTAGGCCTGCTCGCCTTCCTTTTGGACGGCCTGGGCGAACTTGCCAAACACGGCTTCGGAGCCTCCCAGATTTTGCTCCAGCTCTCCAAACTGCCTGATCACTTCCTTGCCCAGCTTGATGGCAGCCGCGCCTGCTGCCACGCTCACCGTGCCCACGGCAACTGCTGCGCCCTTGGCAGCCGTAACAAGGCCTTTACCAAGTGCTGAGCTTATCTTTTGGAGCGATTCAACCCATTTTTTAGTGCTGCCATCAGCGTTTTTTGTCCACTTACCAAAGTCATTGATGGACTTATTGGTTTTATCGAGATCAGTTTCCATCACGGTCAGCGCGGTGTTGGCCTTCACTAACTGGTCACGGTACTTGTCCGTGTTCTCGTGGGTGTCCCCGTATTTCCGGGCGCTTTCCTCAAGCGCGTAGTTCAGCGCCTTGATGTGCTCCTTCTGCTGGTCGATCTCCTTGTTCAGGATGAATTGCCGCTTGGTCAGGTTGTCCATGGAGGCGCCGTGCAGGTCGAACTCCGCCGTGTTCAGCTTCAATTCTGACGCCATCGTCTTCAAGGATCTGGTGGATGCCGCCAGGCCTTCCCTGAAATTGCTGTCGTCGATCTTCAGCGTGGTTTTGATTTCCCGCTCCGCTGCCATCAGCTCACGCCCCCTTTCCGCTGCACGCCATGCTGTTGGTCGTCATATTCCAGGCGCCAGAGCCACAGGTCTTTGATGCGCCCCGGGTTGCTCCGCCAGGCCTGTTCTTCCGTCAGCCCCGCCTGAAGGGCCATGCCAAGCAGGCGCAAGGGCGTTATTTCGCCTTTGCGCCCACCGCGTTTTTTGTGTCCAGCTCCTCCAGCACGGGATCCCGTTTTTCTTCCCCGTCCTCATGCTCGGTACCCATGCCAATGGCGATCGCTTCCATCACCTGGCCCATAAGCGTCTCAATGTCCTTTGGCAGGATGCGCAGCGCGACATGCTCCGGGGTCAGCGTTTCGGCTTTGGGATCCTCCAGCAGCTCTCCCTGGTTAATCAGGGTGGCGATCAGCCAGGGCAGCTCATCCACAGCGTCTTCCTGGGCTTTTTGCTGGGCTAAAGCCTTTTCAACCTTCTCTTCCTCGCTGTCCCACTCGTTGATGGTGGGCCCGTTGAAGGCCTCCGCCATCTGCCGGATGCCGCCGTAGCGTTTTTTGACCGCCAGCAAGGCGGCGAGCGTGAACACCATCTGGTAATCACGCCCGCCGATTGTTACAGATACGCCGCCCTCATACATGCTTACGCCTGAATGGTGTAGGCGGCGGTGAGGACAGCTGAGTTGTTCATCCCGGCCTTGACGCCGATCGCCTTGATGGTCTTGGCCGCGTCAATGGCTATCGGAACAGTGTACTTCGTGCTGGCCGCCGTGGGCGTGGTGCCGTTGGTGGTGTAGTGGATCTCAGCGCCATCCGTGGCGCAGGCCAGGGCCACGGTGGAATCGGCCGCCACAGCACCGGCGTCGGGCGTGGCTGTGGGTGTGGCCACGGTTTCAATGCCTGCCCATGCGTCCACCCAAGCCTTGGCATCCGCGTAGCTGGTGAACTCCTGGTAGGCGCGGAAACGGGGCTTGCCGCTGTTGTCGATGAACACGCCCATGATGGGCCCGGACACGGTGGGCGTCTGCCATTCGATGCTGTCCGCCTTCGTGGTGGCGTTGTCCTCCGACATGTTCAGCTGCGTCTTGAATATCCAGAAGGCGTTGTATTTGCGCGCGCCGCCTTCTATCTCTGCCGTGATATAGCCAAATCCGCCGGTGGGGCTGGGCTCCCCGCTCTCAACATAGTACTCGTTGGGCGCTGTGCCCATTTCCTCATGCCCCAGCAGGGCCTTCTTGTCGGACGGCGTCAGGTGGGTGTGGTTGAAGCTCAGCTCGCCCCCGGTGATGCTGTTGTCGTTCTCCGCCATGGTGTCGCCGCCGTACAGCGGGTTATCCGCCCGCTCATAGCTGATGTTTGCCTCAATGGGGTGGTTGAAGGGCACCGCCGTGCCATACGCCGGCGGCGCGTTCTCCGGTTCGCTGGTGATGGGCGCGAACACGCTATAGGGTAGTCCTACTCTTGCCATTTTTTATCTTCCTTTCAGAAATTCGTCCCAGATCCGCGTATATACTTCGATCACGCGCGGGCCGGCTGCTTCGTCCGCAGCGTCCACCCACAGGCTGCGCGGAATCCCTTTCCCGCTGAGCTTCTTCTTTTTCCTGCTGGTTTTCGCGTTGCCGGCGTCCGTGCCGTAGTGCAGGATGAAAGCCTTTTCAGCGTTGCGCATGCCCTTTTTGTCCTTGCCCTGGGGGTAGATGTCAACGGAAACGATGTTATGCGCCCGGCTCACCGCCCGGGGGAAACCGATGCGGCTAATCATGGCGCCCGCGTCCCTGAACCTGCGCCGGGCGGCCTCGCCCTTCCAGGCCTGCTTCACTTCCTCAGCGCCTGCCAGCAGCATCCTGTCCGCTGTCGGGCCTGTCAGCTGGTCCAGCCTGCGCATGTCCTCCAGCAGCGGTTCCAGGCCTTCTGTGTTAAATCTCGCCATGCGCCACCTCGCAGTCCCAGGCGTGGTAGAGCAGTTCCTGATCCACGCTGCGGCGCTTGCTGTACTCAAAGCCGATGCCGGCAGACAAAAGCGCCTGCATGATGCCCTTCACAACGGGATCGTTCTGGTCATGGGTAAAGCGCTCCACCAGGACGCGCCAGGTCATCTCGGCATAGGTGTTGCCGCCGTGCAGGCCGTCCAGTTCGTATTCCGTCCACACCGTGTAGTCGCCCTTGCCCCGGCCAAAGTCCTTGGTGATGTCCGGGTCCGCCTGTTTGAGCAGGTCCCGGAAGTTATCCAGTGTTTGGTACATCAGTTGATCCTCCGCAGACTCAGGTCGCTGATGGGCTGCCCGGAGTCCTCATCCAAGGCGTGGTACACCCGGCTCACCTCATAGCGCGCGCCCGGCTCGGTGCTCAGCATGGCGGCGTCCTGGGTGGTGATGTCCCTGTTCTGATGGATCCGGATGCGCGCGGATGTCTGCACATCCTCCCGGAACTCCGTCACATAGGCGGGGTCGCTGCCAAAGTCCAGTTCGCCAAACCAGCTCTCAAATTTCTTGCTCAGCTGGTCAATGGGCTTGTTGCCGGCCACCGCGCTGTTGGTGGCTTCGTAGAGGGTGCAGATGCCCTTGTCCAGGATCATGGCGCCGCCTCATCTTCGGCCTGTTTCTGCTGCAGCCAGCGATCCCGCCGGGCCAGCCGCAGCCAGTCGGGCATCCCGCCCGGTTTGTCCCGGTTCTGGTACTGCCACACCACCAGGTCAGCCAGGAGCACCTGATCCCGGACGCTGCCCGCTTCCAGCAGGATGCCCGTCCTCTCCAGCTCTTGGTCAGCCGCCTGGATGCGCTGGCCCAGATAGCTATCAAGGGAATCGTCAGAGGCCAGACGGTTAAGCCTGGCCTTGACGATCCCTAAGACTATCGCTGATGTGTGTGCCATGCTTTACTCCCCGTCGCTGTCGGCCTGGGCTTGTCCGAAGGACTTGACCATGCCGTTGGAAAGAATCTCGGCGACGCCGATATACTTGCCGTGAGCAGCTGTGATGTCATCCGTGCCGTTCCAAGGCGTGTAACCCGTCAGCACATCGTCAAGCGTGGGCGTGGTGATCGAAGCGTCAGCAATCTTATAAACCAGAGACGTCCCGGCCAGCCTTGTGCCCGCTACGCTCAGCTTCGTGTCACCCGGTTCCGTTCCGTCTGCCGCCGTGACGGTCAGCGCCGTGATGGTCTGCCCAGTCTTTGTGATGGTGGCAGTATAAGTGTGCTTCGTGCTGCCAAAGGCGGTGTCTACGGTGACATAGTTCTTGCCCTTGAGCCAGGTTGCGCTGGTTTCGTTGGTGTGCGCTAAGCCATTCAGCTTGATGACCATTTTTGCGCCTGCCTTGAGCAACGCCGCTGTTATCTTGGCGGTTGTCCCGGTTGTGTCTGCTTCGTAATCAAACGTCAATTGCTTGAACGTTGGATCAAGTGTCAGCGACCCTATCGTGAAGCTGGATAGGGCCGCGTCTAAGGGTTTGCGGTGTCGCTCGCGAAAACAGCAGTGGTCGTCAAGTCGGTGTTGTTGATGTTGACCGCCACGAAGCCCTCACCGATCACGGGCCGGCCATCATAGCGGGCAGTTCCCTTGAACACGGTCTGGTCTTCAACGAAGCGGTAATGCTCGGACACAGCGAACTGTGCGCCCGCGCGCTCGGCCAGCAGATACAGATCGCCGAATCCGTACACGATATCGTTATCCGGGATGAACTCCAGAATCACGATGTCGCCGCCGATGATCGGCACAGTGCCGGTCTGCCCGGACACAATCGCGCCTGTGGCAGAAAATCCCAGGGCCTTAGCCTGCAAGGACGCGAAGGTCTTGCTGTTCATGACAGCGAAGCGGTTGCCGTTGGAATAGTTGCCCTTGACCGCACCCAGCGCCAGAATCAGCGCGGAGTAAAACGCCTCGGGGGTCATGCTCGCCGGATTGATCTTCTTGATGTTTGACGTGTGCAGGTCAGTCCAGGCCGCTTCATTGTCGCCCCAGTAAGCGGGTTCAGCTTCCTCGGCCAAGCGGGTCACGATGCCCACAGGCATTTTGGTGCCGGTGCCATACACAATCGCCTTGTCGATAGCCAAGCCGATAGCCTGACCGATCATGTACATGACCTCATCGGCCAGATTCACATCGCTGTCTTCCAGCAACGCGTTACAAACCGGAATGAAGCCACCAACTTTATAGCCATCAACCTCAATCTGGTTAAAGCTGATTGCCAGTTCGTTGATTTTTGCGCAGGCTTCTGTCCACACGCCTTCAGGGATGGTGCCCGCGATGTTCTGGCGGGACTTGCCGGGTACGCGCACAAGCCGCACATATTTCAGCAGCTTGGAATAGGTGTGTAAATTGTCGCGGAGCACACCCAGCAGCACATCAGGGATATTCAGGTCACCGCCAGTGACAGCGCGGGTCTGCCCCTTCATCTCGCGCACGCGCTGGATAAAGTCCTTCACTTCCTGCCGGGCGATGATCGTGTCGCGGCGCTCCGGGGCCATCCCCCGGAAGAATTTCATGCGGTTTTCCATAGTGATGATCTCATCCTTTCTTTCTTCCCGAATGGGGGGTACCGGGGGCTTCGCTGCCCTGGCGTTCAATTCGTCCAGCTCCTTCTGGAGCCCGGCGATCTGCTCGCTGAGCCGCTGCGTTTCCGCGTTGTTTTCCGCTTCATCGGCGGCCAGCGCATCCTGGTCCTCGCCGTGCTGGCTGATTTCAGCCTCCACGGCGGCCTTGTCTTCCTCGGGCGTCTCCTCGCTCACCTCGTTCAGAGCGGCCTCCAGTTCCGCCTCCCTGAGCGCAAGCGCTTCCTTGCGCTGAAGAAAACCCGCGTCCTTATCGCGGGCCTCTTCCAGTGCCTTGTTCAATTCCGCCAGCTTGCGGGTCAGGACCACCTGTCTAAGCATGCTTCTTCATCCTCGCTTTCATTTGCTCCCGCCAGGCGTCCACCTGGCGCTTCCTGATCTGGTCATATTGCGCCTTTCTGGCGGCAATGCCGGTATCCACATAGGCCGGGAAGGTGACCACGGACACTTCGTACAGCCTGACCTTCCGGATGGTCCAGTGCACAGACCCGTCCTCTCGGAACTCCGTGTCCTCTTCCAGGATGTCAAAGCCAAAGCTGCCCTGGCTCACGTCCCCGCGGACAACCCGCGCCAGCGTGTTGGTGGCGTCGCTGTCCTGCTCGTTGATGTCCACCTCGCCCCAAAGCCCGCGCTCATCGGCCGTCAGCTTCAGCGTTCCCGCCCTGTTGCGGCCCAGCACCAGCCGGGTCTCGTGGTCCACCAGCGCCCGGATATCGTCGCTCAAAGCATCGTCAAAGGCGCCCCGGTCAATGCTTTCCGTGGCGCCCGGCCACAGCTCATAGTTGCTCCCGAACACGGCAAAATAACCGGAAATACGCTTCACACCATCCTCATCCCCGGCCCGGAACTCGGTGGGTATCGTGCGCGATTGCCGGATTT